TTAAGTTCGGTTGGTATAGATGTCAATCATCGTGGTGTCCGTGACTGTCTTGTTTGTTAGAGCATATTTGTCTAGGTAAGCACCAAGCTCATCAATGCTGTCAATTTCAATCTCATCAATCAGATCGCCACACTCTTCATTATCCCAAACACTCATTACAATCTCTTTATCATCGCTTAGAGCGATTAGGATAAAATGGTCATCAGAGCCACGAAACCATAAAGCATTGCCATCGTCTAGTTCTGACCCAAAATCTACCACACCATACTCTTGAACATAGTTTGCAATCGCTTGAATATCTAACATTTTTAACCTCTTAACTTGTTAATTTATAAGGCACATACTGCCGTACTCATAAAGCGTAGTCCAGTCTTTTTGCAATGAATTTTCACTTTTTAAAACTTAACCAAAATATTGTCCTCGTAGCCAATTTGTGCGTTAATGCGAGCATTGACAACAATCCGCTTAAAGCCCCCAACCCTTTGCCAAGTGGGTGGCTCGTACTGCTCTACATAAGCCATATAATCCATCAATTCGCTTTCGGTGGAGCTAAAAAAGATAAAAGGTGGACGCACAAACTGCATCAGCCGTAAAAATTTCGTCATACCAAAATAGCCGTGCTTGGCATAAGCCCCCTGTGCGGTGCATAGATAAGGTGGGTCAAGCAACAGTAAACAATTTGGGGTGTCTTGGTATTTTTGTAACAGTTTTTCAAAATCTAGGCATTCAAGGATAAGCCCGTCAAGATAGCCATCTGCATTTGGATAATCAGTTTTGACAATGCGGTTGTAAAAGGTACTTTCGGCTAAAAATTCGTCAAGGTTGGCAACTTGGCGACCGCTAAATAACAGCCAACCCGCCAAAGTCTGCACATCAATGAAAGTCCCGTTGTCGGCACTTTTGCGAAGGTGGCCTAGGACTTTGGCTTTGGCAGTGTTTGACAATTTGGCACTTCTTGGCTCGTCTTTTAAAATTTCAAATAATTCTTGGCGTAAGCGGTTGGTGGTGGGAATGTGGGTAAGACGCTCGGCATAGCCGTCAAAGTCGTTATAAATGACGGTGGCTTTGGGCAAAATACGCTTGGCATTGTGAGCCAAAAGTCCAGAACCGCCAAAGACATCAATTACGGTCAAACCTTCGCCATCATTTGGGATATTGTCTTTTAAAATTTTTTCAAAGTGCCTTAAAAACATTCGTTTTTGCCCTGTGAATGGCAAAGGAGCGGTTTTGTGGTGTTTGGTAGAAAGTGAATTGAGTGTCATAAACTTATCCTTTTAAAGTTAAAGGCGTTCAGGACACTCAAAGCGTTTGGATTGTTGGGATTTAGGTTAGATTAGGAATAAAAAACCGTCATCAAGTGGCTTGCGATAAACTGTGCGACTTGCGGACAGACGGCGTTTCCCGCAGCCCGAGCTTCACAAGCGTTGGTCTCATCCAATCCTTTGCAAAGCCCATCATCGACAGTCGTTCGCTCCCTGATAGCCATCTGACCCCGTCCGTTTGGCACAGCGATGATATCGGCACAATTGATGTTGATGGCGGATGAGCCGACCCCTGCCAGTAGCGTATGGTGTGCGTCCGCCCAGCTCGATTGCGATTCAGTCTTGCCACAAATGCGTTCCACTGACCCCAAGTCAGCCATAAGGCTAAATGGTGGGTATTCTCTAAGACCTGCGACCAAGAATACTCTACGGCGTTTTTGGGGGACTCCGAAATAACGGCTGTCAAGCACTCGCCAAAATCCCACATACCCGCATTGGGCAAGCGTTTCAATGACTGTTTGTAGGTCTTCGCCATTGTTTGAATTGATGAGACCTGTGACATTTTCAAGCACGACAAATCTTGGCTTAATTGCTTTGACAATCTCAATAGCGTCAAAGAACAAGCCTGTCCGCCGTCCGTGAAGTCCTGCTCGTTTTCCTGCCATTGACACATCTTGACAGGGGAAACCGCCGATGATGACATCAACGGCTCCGCCATTTGGCAAGGCTTGGAGTTTTGGTAAGCAGGTCTGGACATCGTCAAACTGGGTGGCGTGGGGAAAACGGTCTGATAAAACCGCTCGACAAATGGGGTCAATTTCCACTTGCCAGCTGGTGTGAAAACCTGCGTTTTCAAATCCCAAGTCAAATCCGCCAATGCCAGCAAAGAGACTGCCGACACTGGGTTTGGATTTTGAGGATTGTTTGAGGTTAGGGGTGGATTGGGTTGGTTGGGGGTTGTTTTGAGCATTCATAGGTTTCCTTGTTTAAAGGGTTATGATGCTCGTGGCATTCTTTGGTTTGCGTGTTAATTTGATTTAAAGTTTTGCATCTTGGGCATTTGATGGCAAAATTGCCTGTGCCAATGGCTAAAAGTTTTTTGCAATTTGTGCAACGCTGTTTCATTTTTTGCGTAATCCTATGGATTTTGTGGTAAAATATACCAACCGAACCCAAAATATGCTACAATACCCCTATGGCATACTCAGATGATTTTAGACAACAAGTACTAAGGCAACTAAATTGTGGTAAAACCTACCGACAGCTTGCCGAAGAGTACAATATCAGCACCCGCACCATTTTAAACTGGAAAGCAAACCCAGACAGAAAGGTGCGTACTTCTTATACTTCTAAGATAGACTTGGAAAAACTACGCCAAGATGTTCTTGACTACCCTGATGCTTATCAAAGAGAGCGAGCCACCCGTTTTAATTGCACAGATAGGGCGATTGCCAAGGCATTAAAACGCCTAAAACTTACTCGTAAAAAAAGCGATTAAAGCATCCTAATGCCAATATTGAACTAAGACAACAGTTTGTCAAACAACTTGAACAATACAAACAAGACAATCGTCCCATTGTTTATCTTGATGAGAGTGGTTTTAGAGGTAACACCCATCGCCCTTATGCTTATGCTCATCAAAGTCAAAGATGTTATGGAACCTATAACTGGCAAGCCAAAAATCAAACCAACGCCATTGGGGCAATCTATAACAACAAGCTGTTTGCTGTGGGTTTGTATGAATGCAGTATTAACAGTCAAGTATTTTACTCTTGGGTAGAACAAGTGCTACTACCAGAACTATACCAACCGAACCCAAAATATGCTACAATACCCCTATGGCATACTCAGATGATTTTAGACAACAAGTACTAAGGCAACTAAATTGTGGTAAAACCTACCGACAGCTTGCCGAAGAGTACAATATCAGCACCCGCACCATTTTAAACTGGAAAGCAAACCCAGACAGAAAGGTGCGTACTTCTTATACTTCTAAGATAGACTTGGAAAAACTACGCCAAGATGTTCTTGACTACCCTGATGCTTATCAAAGAGAGCGAGCCACCCGTTTTAATTGCACAGATAGGGCGATTGCCAAGGCATTAAAACGCCTAAAACTTACTCGTAAAAAAAGCGATTAAAGCATCCTAATGCCAATATTGAACTAAGACAACAGTTTGTCAAACAACTTGAACAATACAAACAAGACAATCGTCCCATTGTTTATCTTGATGAGAGTGGTTTTAGAGGTAACACCCATCGCCCTTATGCTTATGCTCATCAAAGTCAAAGATGTTATGGAACCTATAACTGGCAAGCCAAAAATCAAACCAACGCCATTGGGGCAATCTATAACAACAAGCTGTTTGCTGTGGGTTTGTATGAATGCAGTATTAACAGTCAAGTATTTTACTCTTGGGTAGAACAAGTGCTACTACCAGAACTACCACCAAACAGTGTCATTGTGATGGACAATGCCACCTTCCATAAAAGACAAGACATACAAGAGTTGATGCAAAATAATCCACCATGATATAATCCAATCAGATTTTAGAGATAAATGGGAAGAACGGGGAGCATAGTGGAGAAGGTGGGAAGGGGTTATTGCAACGATGTTGCAGAATATGCAATGAAATTTGAGCCAGTTGGCAAGATGAAAAAACACAGCAAAAGCGACTTCGTTTTCGCATTTTACCATAAGATACCTAGCCTACACAATAAAGCCCCAGATTTTTGTCTGGGGCTTTTGCTTTGAGTTGAATTATTGTAAAAATTGAATGATTTCAGCCAGTTTGTTTTCAATGTGTCTGACCACCAACCGCTCGGTAGGGCTTTGATTTTCAAAATCAAGGGCTATTTGTTGTTCGGCTAATTTTTCTTTGATGATATTGATGTAAATATCAATCATGCTAGCGTCTTTGGTTTGTGATGGGTTGTCGCTCACAACTCTGGCGTGTTCGTCTAAGTAAGTGTGCAAGGTTTCAATGCTCGGTAGGCTTGTGCTGTCTAGCACTTCTTGGCAATCATCACCACCCCAAACGGTCAATACAGGTTTATTTTTCATCATCTTGATGATGATGTGTGTCCCCCATTCCTTGCCACGCACCCACAGCTCATCATCGTCTGTCATTTCGCATTCTACCACGCCAAAATCTTGAACGTATTGGAAAATTTGTTGAATGTCTAACATAAAAACACCTTTAAAATCATTGGGTTAAATTGTTTGTGTATGGACAGTATCACTCTTGTCTGCATAGATAGCAAGTCTTATTTTGTGGAATTTTAAATATTTTTGGTGTGATTGAGCGATACAAAAAACCGCCCAATTTTGTAAATTGAGCGGTTTTCTTTTTAAGGTTAATTGTCAGCATTTTGGGTTTTGGTGCGAGTACGCCATTTTTTGAGCATTTCTATGATTTGCGACTTTTTGTCGCTTTCTAGGCGACTAAATTCTTCTCCTGCTTGGTGTTGGATATAGGTATTTAGGGCGGTTTCGCTAGGGTCTTTGACCGCACCCAAATCATGCAAGGATAGCCATAGATGACGAATTAAGCGAGACTGTGGGTCATTCGGTCGTTTGATTCTCGGAATAGTTGTGGTAAAGCCTTTGTTCTTTAACTCTGTTAAAACCACATTGAGTTCGGTCAAACTCATGTCTTTGGTAGACGATTTACCAGTTGTGTAAGCCAAAATATCTCTGTATGTTTCATCATCAAGGTGCAGTTTTGCCTTGCCGATGTGGATAAGCTGAATAAGCTTTTTCTTTTTATTGGCGGTGGATTGGGATTTGGAATTGACTGTCATGTGATTTCCTTTTAAAAAAGCCAAACTGTGTGGCTTGGCTTTTTGGGTTGGTATTGGCTAATTAACCGCTTCTTTTAGTCCTTTGCCCACCTTAAAGGTCGGCACGTTTTTGGCAGGGACGTGAACGGTTTCGCCCGTGCGTGGGTTACGAGCAGTTTTGGCTTGGTGTGGCTTGACATAGAATGAGCCAAAGCCTACCAGATTGACTTCGCCACCCTTTGCCAGTTCGTCTGTGATGCTGTTTAGTACAGCATTGACAGCATTCTCGCATTGTTTGAGTGGTAAGCCGTCCATTTTGTCATAAACGGATTTAATTAGTTCTTTCTTGTTCATGGGATTTACCTTTTAAAAGTTAAAGTTTTTCGGTCAGCTCATCAGTGGTGGGCGACCAACCCCACCAGACCTTACCCCAATCTCTTGACTGGGGTAGGTTTCGCCTATACTTTATCGCCAGCAAAGACAATCATAACAACCGCCAATACCGCCAAAAGCGTCATGATAATACAAGCCACGCACGCAAGAAAAACGCCGACAAGGCTTGAAAGTAGTACGCCACCACTAGCAATGGCAAAGACAACCAAAGCAGTCAAAAATAACATGGCGGATAGTAGCTGATGATTGGTTTTTTGTTTATGCTTTAACATGGTTTGCCTCCAAATTTTTAAGTTCTGGACGTTTGTAGTTGTGCATGACGGCTGACTGGCAAAAATTGTGGCGGATTTGGGCATACTTTTGTGTCAAACTGTCTTTTTCGGCAGACTTGGCAACTGTCTCCCATAGGCGTTTGGCGGTGCGATAGTCGCCCAGCTTTTCAGCACGGCTTGCCTTGACGTTGGTGGGCAAGTCGGCATGAAGCAGTTCTTGACGAGCTTGTTCAAGTTCAAGCAAAGTTGTGATGTTGTTCATGATAGTTCCTTATTTGACACGGATTTCAAATGGCGTGATTTTAAATTCTTCTACGCCCTGCATGACAGTAATGCCTTCAATATCAGCAACTGCTGTTGGCTCTTCGCCAATGGCTTCTTTGTTCACTGTCTTTTTGACACGCACAAAACGGTCAAGCCCAAAACGTTCAAGACGTGCAATGACATCATCAGCCCCACGCACTCTGATAGACGGTGGGCATTGTCGCCACGACACTTCGCCAGTAATCAAATTGGCGGTTTTGCTACCGTCTTTGAGCAAGATGGCACGGTTAGCTTCACACCAAATTTGAATTTTGGCACTCAGCTCATCAATGGACAACTTTAAGGGGCTGATTTGGCTGGCATACTTCTCAGTAATCAGGGCAATCTCGTCATTCATTGCGGTAGAAAGACGTGTGATTTCACGCTCGTGTTCACCAATCAAAGCAATTACGCTTTGGACTTCATCTAGGTTTTGGCAGGATTTGAGTTGGGGTTTGGTAGTCATGGATTTTCTCCGCTTAGTTGATGTTAAATTGTTGTCTTAGGCTCTGCTTGGTTATGGTAAAACCTGCCAGTATCCCAAGTTTGAATGATGACTTTTGCAAGTCATCGCTGATAACGACTTGCTCAGGGTCATCAGGATTGATGATGATTTCGTTTGGGCAGTCAAGCAGTTCGCTAATTTCGCCAAACGCCTTATGCAAGGCGGTGTTGAGTTTGTGTTTTGTCATGGTTCTCATCGGTTATCTACTACACTTCTTTAGCCAAATCGCCTGTTACCACAGGCATTCCTAGTTCTGATGCGATGTTTAACGCCCCAGTCAGTAAGTTGCCAACTGCCAAAGGATAAAGCAGACTGTCTGCCCCTTTGTTTTTGTGTGAACTGCCAAGACGGTGGGCAATGGCATTTAATCCACTTTCATCAATAAACTCGTCAAGCTCACGCCCTGCCGACTGAGAGCGGTGTTGTAAGTATTCTTCTAAGCTGTTGCGGTCAAAAGGCATAAGCTCAAAAATCTCGCAACGCTGAACCACTTCTCGCACTTGTTCGTTGTTTTCGGACAACTTATTTTTAAGTTCGTTTTGACCGATTAACACGATAGACAAAAGCGGTGTAAAGCCATTTTCTAATTCCAAAAATCTTTTAAGATGTTTTAAGGTTGGAATGGGCAAGCTGTGGGCTTCTTCAATAATCAGTACATGATGATTGCCAGCCTTTGAGCTTTCTTTTAAAAGGTTATGTACTTGGCGGAAACGAGCTTCTGGACTGCGTTTGGCGTTTACACTTGGGGCAAGCGTGGCAAGAATGCTTTCGGCAATATGCACCGACTTTAAAGTTTTGCCTTTGATGTCGTTGTCTTCGGTGGCTAGGACATACGGCTCTATCACAATCACATTCTCTTTTTGACGCTCTAAGCGGTCAATCAGCTCACGGCGGAGCGTGCTTTTGCCAGCACCTGACTGTCCGATGACTGCTACAAAACTCATGTTGCCTTTGGCGGTTTGCCACAGAGCTTCACGCACTTCTTTAATGTCAGCATTTTGATAAACTTGATTGGCTTCACGCACATTGTCGGTAAAGATGTTGGTAAACAGCTTAAACTGGCGTTTTGCTGGGTGGCTTAGGGTTTGTTTTCTGAGTAGCATGGTCTGCTCCTGTTTGCTTGGTTTGTTTGATTTGTTTTGGGGTTTGTTGATTGTGTCAATGTCAGCTTGGGTGACTTTTTGACCGTTTAAATATTCACACAATCGCCTGTATAATTCGTTCGTCCCTGCTTTTGGGTATTTGCCATGATTAAAAATTAGGTTAATCGTGGCAGGGCTGACTTTTAATGCTTTGGCGATTTTGGCTTGGGTCAAGTCGTATTTATCCAGCCAATGCTTGTTGCTCATGGTGTTCTACCTTTGGTTCTAAGATGCCTTTGATAATCTCGCCGATGACTTCCTGTGGTACTTCGCCAGTTGGAAAGCTCTCTTGCAAGGCAAGGTAATGCTCCGCTGTCCACAAATCGCCAATCTCAGCTCGGATTGTTTTGGCGGTTTGCACCCAGTTAAGTGGGGCAAGTTTGCGAGTCTGTGGTGTGTTGTCAATGGCTGGCGTGCTAAGTTTCTCACCGCCCAACGGCATATAGTCTTTTTGTTCGTGGCTATCGATGTCTGCCATGATGTTGAGCTTGCCATCATACGCCACCGCTCGCTTGGCAATCGCTTGCTCGGCTTTTTCTAGTGTGTCCACACCATAGGCAGTTTTCATGACCTTGTTTCTTTGATTGTCAATCTCGCTGTTTGGCATGGCTCGCATTTCTTGTCCGATGACTGGGGCATTAACATCAAAGCCTACCCAGTCTGTCTGCATTGGTTCAACCGTATAAGTTACGCTCTCGCCTCCTGCGGTCGGCACAATCACATCAACGCACGGGGTGCGGTAAGGATTAACCACCACAGACACTTTGGCTTTGGGATAAATGCCGTCAATGTGGCGTAAGTCATAGTCATGTGAGCCATAACCCTTGACCGCATAGCTGATTGTCAAGTTGCCCGATACCGTCCGCTCCACAGGTGTGGTGCTAACAAGCTCTTTGCAAAGCTCTATGGGTGGGGCTTTTCTTAGTTCATGAATGGCAATCGTCCGCCATACCGCATTGCGAGTTTGCTTGGTGCGACTGTGTTTTTTGTGTTCATTCCAGTCCACACGCCAGCGTTTGGCAAGGGCGTTTAACTGCTCCAAACTCTCAATGTTTAAAAATTTAAAGCGACCTTCAAACTGGGTTTCTACAATGTCGTTGGCATTTTCCACCTGCCCCTTTGCCCGTGAATTGCCTGTGGCGTGGGCGATGAATGTGATGTCTAATCGTTCCATTAAGTTTTTAAAAAGCCCCGATGTGTTGGCACAACCCTTATCCGCCACCAAAATAAACGGCACACCGTGCATGGGTTCGTCAAAGCCACGAATTTGTATGGCATTTAAAAACACTTGGGTTAGGTTCTCCGAGCTTTCGCTCCCTGCCACATATTCCACATACACCCAACCACTATAATGGTCGGTAATGACATAACGAATGACACGCTCTTGCTCAATCTTTTTTAGATTGTGCGGTTTGTTCTTGTAAAACTTTTTCTCGTCCATGACCTGCATACCGCCTTTGGGCAAGTAAAAAATCACACAAACAGACGCATCAATCTGCCACACATGGTTGGGGTGTAAACTGCGTTGCTGAATATGAGCCGTTGGCGTAGCAAGCTGGCTTGGGTGGCAAAATTTTTGCTTCATTATTCGGCTAATGGTCGCAGGGCTAACTTTTGGAGCTTTACCGTCTGCCTGTAAAATTTCTAGGGCGGTGCTGATTGGCAAGGTCTTTTTACCGTTGGCACGAGTGGCAAGGTGTACCATTGCCCCTACTTGTTCAGCGACTTCTGTTGGCACAACGGTTTTGCCTTTGTCTGAGCGTGTTTTTCGCTCGGTGGTAAAGCCAACCGCTTCAAGCTCACGATAAAGCTGTGGACGGCTGATTTGCAAGGTGTCGCACGCTTTTGCGATGATGTTGCCTTTCTCGCCATGCTTGGCATGAGTGAGCTTTTGGGCGGTCTCTCGCAAATAGTCGGTGCGTGCAATGTCTTTCATGACTTCGCTCCTTAGTTGCCCTGTTCGGCTTGAAGCCACGCTGGTGTTACCATATTTTCAAAATCAATCTGTACGCCAAGCGTGGTGCTAAGTTCGGCAATCTGCTGAAAACTTGCCACGATGCTCGTTTCATACTGCTCTTGTAAGTGATACAAGCCATGCTCTTCAATGGTCTCAGCAACCGCTTGGCAACGGTTGGTAAAGCGAGCAATGTCATTAAATAAAGTCAGTGTTGCAGACTGTATTTCTGATAACGCACTTTGTGATAGTTGCTGTTTTGCAGTTTCAGCTTTTTCTTTGACTTTGGCGGGGGCTTGCAGTTTGGTCAGCTCGGCATCCAGTTCGTTCAATTTTTCATCTTTTTTCTTGATGATGTTTTCTTTGGCTTGGTTGTCTGATTTGGCTTCTCTTAGAGCCTTACGCAATTCGCTGGCGGTCATTTTGTCATATTCATCAAGCTCAATGCCAAGTACGCTTCCAGTTTCGGCAAGCTCGCCAATTTCATCATCATCAAGTGTTAGAAATTCTAGGAGTTTGGAAGTATTGCCAATTTGCACCAAATGTCCCAAATTGGGTAATTTGGATAATTTGTAGGAAGCAGACATTAGGCGTTGGGCGGAGCTTTTGCTAAACCCAAGCATTTCAAGTCGCTTAACAAACTCGCCGTGCGGAGTCATTTCTTTTAATAAAATCAAGCGTTTGCCCATTTCAAAAAATGCTTCTACCGTGCGTTGCTGATAAAAGCGGATTTCATCTTCCAACGCCCCAACGGTCAAAGCCCCCTTGTAGCCAAGCTGGGTGGCAAGTGTGCCTAATTTGTGGGCGTGTTCGTTTACAGTATTTTCAGAAATAACCGTAACATCATCTTGTGTTACATCAATCACTTGGTTCATAGTGTTCTCCAAATGTCCCAAAATGGGACTTTAAAAATTAAAGGGTTAATTGGCGGATTTCGTTAATCCGTGCTTGGGCAAACTCTATCTCTTTTTGATGAGCGGTGGCGATTTGCACAAAGGCAACGGACAAATAATACAGTCCATTGTCATCTTGACGGGCAAAGCCTTGACCGACAAGGGTGGCAAGATAACGGCAGACTTGCGACTGAGACTCGCCTGTGGTCTTGGCAAGCTCGGACACCGATACGCCTGTTAGGGTGTGTCCTTTTAGGGCTTTTAGGGTCGTTAGGACTTTTTCGGCGGATTTTAGGGTCATTTGGGTGTTTCCTTGTGCATTGAAAACAGGGTAAAAATAGGGTAAAATTGTCTAAACATTTAAACCAAGTGCTTTGGCAATCTCACCTGCACGACCATACAAGCCTTTGCGTTCGCCATTTAGCACTTTGTAAACTTCTGGGACTGGGTATTGGTGTTTTTCAGCCCATTGTTTGACGGTCAGACCTTGCTCATAGATGCGTTTTTTGGCTTGGTCTTTGGGGGTTTGAATTGATTTGGTCATAAAAATACTCCGTAGTGGGTGGGGTAATTACAAGGTAAAAACCTTGTAATGGATTTTATTATATACCACCATTTGGTGGTAGTCAATATTTTTTTGGGATTTTTATGGACACATTGCGTGAAGACATTGCGATACGCTTGATTGAAGAGCGGACTCGTTTGGGGTATAGCCAGTCAGATATGGCAAGGCTTTTGGACATAAGCACTGAGGCTCTACGCCGTTATGAAGTGGGGGCAAGAGAGGCAGGCGTGGAATTTTTGGCAAAGTCGGCAGGGCTTGGTGTTGATGTGCAATATATTTTGACTGGGGTCAAATCCGCCAACGCACAAATGGCAGAAAAATCCAATCAGCCCCTTGTCCACATTGCCAGCGGTGGTTCAGCAAATGTCATCAATGAAGTTAGTGGAGGGGTGGTCAATATCGCCACACGCAATGTAACGCAGGTCAAAGCCGAAGTTAAGCCCAATGAGGAGCATATCAGTCAAGCCCAAGCATCTGTTTTGAAAAAACTCGTTGATGACATTGTTAAACTAGAACAAGCCGTCAAGCAAAAGCCAAAATCACACCAAGCAGTCTGGTCGGCTTTGAATGCTCATTGCAAGGTAACTCGTTATTTGTTGATTCCTTTTGGCGATTTTGAAAAAGCTGAAAAATACCTAAGAATGTGGATTGGTCGGTTAAATTCTGCCAAAAAAGCCAGCAAAACCGACAACAGTTCGTGGCGAAACCGCAAATATGCCTATATCAAAATCAACACCAAAGACACCCCAGAATGGCTTGATGGGTATATGAATAAGCATTTTGATACAGACAGCTTGACCGAACTGGATGATGAGCAATTAAGTAAGGTGTATTCAGCCGTTGCCAGTCGTAAAAAACGCACCAAACAATCTTAGGAAAATACGATGAAAAAGTTGTTGCTTATCCCCCTAATGTTTACCCTAAGTACCACTACTTTTGCTTATAACTATAATGTTGATAAGGCGGTCAATGCCGTTGTTCAAGCTGACCGACAAGCCAAACTACAACAAGCAATATGCGACTTTCGGGAAAATTATCTGCGTAATATGATAGAAGCACGCAGGGCAAACATATCAGAAGATGTGGTCAAATATGAGCTTTACTCCTTATTTGCCAAAGATGAAATTGATATAAACACTTTAAAAGAAGCCAACGACATACGCAAAAAAGCCTATGAACTGCCCAAGTCGGTTATTGATGACCCAACAATGTCCGAGATTGTGATTGAAAACACCTATTTATCGTGTTTTAAAGAATGAAAAAAGCCCCATAAATCAATATGGGGCTTTTGGTATTCTGATGCTCTAAGGCATTCTGATGCGGTTGGCACTCGTGGTGCTAAAACAGGATATTAGCACAATTATTCACTTTGTCAAGAAAAATCTTGTAAAATTGCCTATTTTTTGGCATAATTTCATATAAATAACAAATTTTTTAGTGATTTTTACCATAAAATAGGTAATTTATAGTGAAAAAACAAGGTAAAACCAGCAAGCAAGGCAACGCACTTCTAAACGATTTAAAAAGCCATACCGAAAGCCTATTAGCAGAAATCAACATTGCCCCCGACCTTGCTTGCCAAGTCGCCAATGAGCTGATGTTTCAAATCAGTCAGCATTGGGGCGGTCAGCTGATTTATGTCATCAAAGACAGCAAATTTCTTGCCGATAAGCGAGATGTGGAAATTTATCGTGCGTTCAACGGACACAACCACGCTGAACTGTCGCAAGAATATGGCTTATCCTTGCCCTATATTTACCGCATTTTAAAACGAATGAGTGAGATTGAAAGAAAACAAAATCAATATGACCTATTTGATTATGAATGAATGTAGTGGCGAACCCAAATTTGCCCAAAAATATCAACAACCAATCTTTAAAACAGGTTAAAAGACAAAAACACCCTGCCCATTGCATAATCTCCTAAGTATTTTTACTTAGGAGATTTTTTATGTCAAATTTTAAAACAGCACTCAAACGGGTCTTAAAACACGAAGGCGGTTATGTCAATGACCCCAAAGACAAAGGGGGCGAAACCAACTATGGCATCACCATTGGCACGGCTCGTCAATTTGGCTATACAGGGTCAATGCGGTCAATTCCGATGAGCGTGGTAGAACAGATTTACAAGGCACGGTTTTGGGATACGCTAAATTGTGATGAACTTACCGAAAAATATGGCTTTGCCTTTGCTTTTCAGCTGTTTGATGCTGGCGTTAATCACGGCATTGGCAATGCCAAACGAATGCTCCAACGAGCCGTAGGCGTGGTAGATGACGGTGTGATTGGTAAAGTAACACGGCAAGCAATGGACGACAACGCCAAGCATTTGACTGATTTGTTTAACGCTGAACGCATTGCCTTCTACACCAAAATTTCAAGTTTCAATCACTTTGGGCGTGGCTGGATGAGACGAATGAGCGACAATTTAAAATTTGTCGCCCAAGACAGTATTGCCAGCACCGATGAAACACAGGAGGTATTGGCATGAATAAGCTACTCGTTGATAACTGGCAAACAGGCTACAAATGGTTTTCTAACTGGGCGTTTGTGCTGATTGTCTTTTTGGCAACCACGCCCCTACCACCAGAAATTACACAGCTTTTACCACCAGTCATTCAAGACAAAATGACTGCCATTGTAGCGGTGTGTGGGCTGATTTTACGCTTTGTTAAGCAATCCAATCCCAACGCAGGGCAAGGGGGTGGATAATGGCGGACACCATTGAATCTATAATAGTAGAAATTAAAAAAGTCGTTAGACATCGCTATTATAACATAAGTTTTGATTAAAGGGGGGGGTGCAATGGACACCATTGACAAAGCCAATGCCGACTACGAACGCTGGCTAAATGGCAAAATCAAGCAACGCCAAACCACACCAGCCAATGACATCACCGAATGCTTAGACTGTGGCGAGCCAATTGGCGACAAACGCAAACAAGCCATCCCCCATGCGGTGCGGTGTGTTGGTTGTCAATGGCAGTTTGAACGCACGCATGACAGGAGCGGACGATGATTTTTAAATTGGAACTGTATCAGCTTATCACACTTGTGATAACCATTGGTGGTACGTTGTGGGGCGTGGGCAAGGCGTTTTTTAGCCGAGTAGAAAGCTCAATCAAAGAAAAAGATGAAACTCTTGCTAAGGCTTTATCTGGTCTGGGTAATAAGTTGGATAAAGAATCCGAAGCCATTCGCCAGCTTGACCGTGAGATTTTAAAATTAAAGGCAGAGTTGCCCCGTGAATATGTCTCAAAAGATGACTTTATTCGCTCGTTTACAGTCGTTGAAGCCAAGATTGATGCGGTGCAAACCACGCTTACCCATTTGAATAATAAGGAGAAATAATGAATATTGACACCTTAAAAATTCGCCGTGAGTCTATGCGGTGGTATTTGCTATTGGCTCTGCACAATGCCCGACCTTTGGGGGCGGTGGACATTTTATTGCTTGATGTAATACGAAGCATTTGGACGGATAGCACACCCACCGAGATACATACCCAGCTGGATTATTTACACAGTCATCATTTTATAGAGCTGGATAAACGCCCAAACGGTAATTGGCACGCCAAGCTCAATCACAACGGCATTGATGTCGTGGAATATGTGGCAGACTGCCCTGTCGGTATTTCTCGCCCTGATAAGTACTGGACTTAAAGGGGGAATTATGGCTCGTGCCAATGCAGTATCAAAACTTAGCCCAGAACATAAAAAACAGCTTGATGACCGTTTGTTTTCAAATGGTTTTAATGGTTATGTGGAATTAGAAAGCTGGCTTAGAGAGTTGGGCTATGAAATCAGTAAATCCGCCATTCATCGCTATGGGCAAAAGTTGGAGCGAAAATTATCCGCCATCCAAGCCAGCACTCAGGCATCGCTGATGATTGCCGAAGCTGTGCCTGATGATGGCGATGCACGCTCGCAAGCCGTTTTGTCTTTGGTGCAGACCGAGCTTTTTAATGCGTTGGTTGCCTTGCAGGATTTGGACGATGATGACAGCATTGACCCTGTCAAGCGTTTATCAATGATTACCAAAGCAGGGAAAGGCATTAGCGAGATTGTCAAAGCATCTGTACTGCAAAAACAGCACGCCCTAGATGTGAAAGAAAAAGCAGAAAAAACCGCCCAAGAGGTTGAAATCATCGCCAAAACAGGTGGGCTGTCTGACGAAACCGCCAATCTTATCCGTGCCAAAATTTTAGGGATTGCCGACTGATGAAGCCAAACGCACTTGCCCAATCTATCAAAGTCGCCAACGCTCCAAGCGTGCTTTTACCCTATCAACAAAAATGGGTTGCTGACCAGTCTGAGGTCAAAATCTTTGTCAAATCACGGCGTATCGGTGGCTCGTGGGCAGAAGCTGGCGAGTCCGCCCTAGAAGCGAGCCGAACACACGGACAAGACACTTGGTATATTGGCTATACCAAAGATATGGCGATTGAGTTTATTCGTGATGTGGCGGACTGGGCGAAATTTTATAGCCTTGTGGCAGGCGAGATAGAAGAACACGAAGAAATCTTTGAGAACGGAGACGAGAAAAAGGCGATTTTGGCGTTCACAATCAAGTTTGCCAGTGGTTTTCGTGTTACTGCCCTGTCATCATCGCCCAGAAACTTGCGTGGTAAGCAGGGGCGTGTCGTCATTGATGAGTCGGCTTTCCACGATGATTTGCCCGAATTGCTCAAATCCGCCTTAGCTCTGACAATTTGGGGTGGGTGCGTGCGGATTATTTCCACGCACAATGGCGTGGATAATCCTTTTAATCAACTGGTGGAAGAAGTTAAGGCAGGTAAATTGCCGTACAGTTTGCACACTTGTACTTTTGATGAAGCATTGGCAGAAGGCTTATATCAACGCATTTGTTTAAAACGGGGTATTGAGTGGACACCACAGGGCGAAACCGAATGGGCGGACAAAATCCGTGCGATGTATGCCGATAATGTGGACGAAGAGTTAAACTGCATTCCCAAAAATAGCGGTGGACGGTGGCTGTCTCGCCCACTCATTGAGCAAGCGATGTCGGCTGATACACTGATTTTTGTCTATAAACGAGACAATGAGTTTAACTTACAAGACGATTTTTATCGTGAAAATGACTGTGTGGACTGGTGCGATGAGCATTTATCAGACTTTTTAAACCAACTCCCCAAAGGCAAAGTCTTTATTGGGGGCGACTATGGGCGAAATGGCGACTTAACCGATTATGTGCTGGCGGTGCAAACCACTGATTTAAACTTGCAATGCGTGGGCGTGGTGGAGCTTGAAAATATCCCCTTTACTCAGCAGGAGCAGGTTTTAAATTATATCTGCGATAGGGTGGAAAAATCCTTGACTGGTATGGCGTTGGACGCTCGTGGCATTGGGGCAAGCAATGCCGAAAAAGCCCAGCACCGCTATGGCGTGGACACGGTGGAATGTGTCAAATTTAGCCAAAAATGGTACAGCCTAAATATGCCCCCATTCAAGGCAGGGCTTGAAGATAAGGTGCTATTTAATTTGCCCAAACACGAAAACACACTCTCGGATTTACTCGCCTTTGAAATCATTGACGGCATTCCAAAACTGCCCAACCGTAAGAACAAAGGCGAAAACGACCAAGCACGGCACGGCGATATGGGCATTGCGTTGGTGCTTGCCTATTATGCTTTTAAAAATATTGACAATGGTGGGGCGGACATACGCATTCACACCGCCAAACCACGAGAATCCGCCAAATTATTAAGGGGTTTTCGTGGTTTTGGCAGTATGTTACGAGGATTTAGACGATGAAAGGTTTATATTTGGGCAATGAATTTGTCTCTTTTACCGAACTTAGAAACAGCAAACAACCACACCTAAGACAAATCGCCAGCCGTAGCACGGTAAGCGGTTTTGGCTCGCTCAATAGCGTTTTGCCCAATCCTGACCCTGTCTTAAAAAAGATGGGGAAGGATATACAGGTGTACAAGGAAATCAAAGCCGAAGCAGGGGTTAAGGGTTGTTTACGTAGACGAAAATCGGCGGTGAAATCTAAGGCGTGGCGAATTGTGCAAGATGATGCCACACCTGAAACCACCGAACGCATTAACCGTATTTTTAAGAATTTGCCTTTATCTAGAATTATTGGGGCGATGGCGGACGCAAGCTTTTATGGCTATCAGCCCTGCGAAATCTCGTGGGCGTATCAAGACGGTGCGTGGTTGCCGATGGACATTCAGGCAATGCCCCCTGATTGGTTCTTTTTTGACTCAGATAACCGCCTAAGATTTAAGGATAAAGATGCAGGGCAAGATGGCTTAATCGTGCCAGAACGCCGATTTTTATTGCCACGTCAAGACCCTACTTATGAAAATCCCTATGGCGAACCTGACGCATCATCGGTATTTTGGGCGACAACTTTTAAACTCGGTGGTTTAGACTTTTGGGTAAGATTTACTGAAAAATACGGCAGTCCGTGGGTCATTGGCAAATATGGCAAAAACTATGACATTGAACAACAGCAAATCCTATTGGACAATTTGTCATCAATGGTACAAGATGCGGTGGCGGTCATTCCTGACAATTCCACGATTGAGATTATGGAAGCAGGTGGCAAAAGTGCGTCATCAGATGCCTTTGAAAAGTTTTTGATGTTTTGCCGTAGTGAGGTCAATATCGCACTACTTGGGCAAAACCAAAGCACCGAAAGCAACAGCAACCGTGCCAGCTCGCAAGCAGGGGCAGAAGTGGCATTTGAGATTGCATTAGCCGATTGTGAAATTGTCGCTGAACAACTGCAAACCTTGATTAACTGGATTGTGGATTATAACTGGGGTGGTATCGCTCCACGATTTGAGTTTTTTGAAGACAGCAACGGTGGGCTTGAACAGGCTCAACGAGATGTTGCTCTGAGCCAAGCAGGGCTAAAATTATCATCACAATATTTTATGCGTGAGTACGGTTTACAAGATGGCGATATTACTGATGTGGGCGTAGGCATGGCAGAACAACAATCTTTTGCCGAAGCCAGTCCCAAACCCCAAAGCGATTTTGTCAGTAAAACAGCTGATGAATTGGCAACCCACGCCAATCCCTATCTTGACGAAATGGTGGGGCGATTAAAGAAAATTGTCAATCAAGCCCAATCTTTTGCCGAATTGCAGGACAATATCGTCAATGCGTTTGATGAGTTAAATGCCGATGAAATGGTCAAAGTAATGGAAATTGCTTATACACTTGCGGAACTCAAAGGACGGAGTGAGATATGAAATTACATCTAATTTTAACCGCATATTTGTTATGCAATGCGTTTTGCTCCATCTATAGTGAGCCTGCTCATCATGCGTTGATGTATCTCTAAGGTGGTAAAATGACTAAAATCTCAGGACAACGTCTGCCCTTTCAAGAGCAAATTGACTTTTTACGGCAAAAGGTGCGAGTACCGACCGCCACTTACAAGGATTTAACACAAGCCCAACACGACAAAGCCTTTACAGTCGCAGGGGCGATGAAAGCCGACCTACTTGCCGACCTACACAATGCAATACAAAAGGCGGTAGCGGGCGGACAAGCCTTTCACGAGTTTCAAGCCAATTTTGACGACATTTTGGTGAAAAAGGGTTGGCTTAATGATAAAGACAAAGATTATAAGGCATGGCGTGCCAAAGTTATTTATCAAACCAATCTACGCACGTCCCACATGGCAGGACGGTACAAACAGATGACCGACCCTGACGTATTAAAGGCTCGCCCTTACTGGCGGTATCGCCACAACACGGTGGAAAATCCCCGTCATCAGCACAAATCTTGGGACGGCTTGGTGTTGCCAGCCGACAGCCCTTTTTGGCAAACCAACTATCCGCCTAATGGCTGGGGTTGTCGTTGTACCGTAGAAGCCATTAACGAGCGTGAACTTAAAAGAATGGGCAAAGAAAAGCCTGATGAACTCCCTGCCAACTATGCCGACAATGTGGGGGAGAGTTTTGACGGTGTGGCAGGGGCAAGCTGGTTTCCTGATGTGGATAAATACCCTTATCAAGTCGCCAAGTCTTTTGTGGCGGACAATATGCGAGACGGTGTTTTTATTAGGTGGCTTTCTCGGATTGAAAATCAGCTTGACGACTATAAAAAAGACACGCCTGATTATGATAAACTACCCAAACAAGAGCGGATTGACGGCTTTCGTGAACTTGACCAAAAAGAAAGCTATCCTGTGGCGGTGCTTAGTCCAGACCAAATGCAGATGCTTGGTGTATCTACGCAGACGGTGCTATTTAGTGAAAATGATGCCCTAAAACAAGCCATTAGCCGAGACGGTAACACGGGTTTTGAGCCGACTGATTATTATTATGTGCAGTATTTACTGGATAATGCCGTGCTTATCGTGCGTGAATATGATAAGAAAAATAACCGATACCGACAGCAGACAACTTGGGTTGAGGGTATTCGTGATGACGGAAAACGCTATCTTGCTATCATTCATCAAACGGCAGACGGTGCAGGCGTGTATCTAAAATCCTATCGCTTGGACAGTAGTAAAGATGAAAAACTTAAAAATAAAGGCGTGGTGCTTTTTGAGAAATAAATAGCACCTGTAAAGACGCTCCCCAATCTTTCAAAGCCAACTTCCAGCAACATTTTCAAAAGAAAATGGGACGCAACAGGGAGACTCATTGCCGTTATGGAACAGGTGCTGATTTAATTCTAAACCATATCAAGAGAAAAGACAAGTGTTATTACAATTTGAACTGACAAATACCAACAACGAAATAAATCAAATCATTAACGTATTAGGCGGTAGTGGACAACAAGCCCTACTTAAAGACATCGGCGAACACTTAACCAACACCACCCAAGACCGCTTTCGCACTTCTACCGACCCCAATGGCAACCGTTGGCAAGCCAACAGCTCAGTTACGCTGTGGCGTGGCTTGGGCGATGCCCATTTTAACAAAAACGGCACGGTAAACAAAAAAGGACGAAACCGCTTTAATAGCAAAAAGCCGTTGGTTGGCTTTGGACAAACTGGCGGTACACTAAGAGACAGCATTCACTATCAGCTTGGTAATGGCGAAGTGTTTGTCGGCTCAAATCTTATCTATGCCCCGATGATGCACTTTGGCGGTACAAAAGCCCAGTTTCCACATTTGTGGGGCGACATTCCTGCTCGTCCGTTTCTTGGTGTGTCGGTCGCTGATGAGACCGAAATTAAAGAGATTGTCAAAGACCATTTGAACCTATAACCAAAAATCGCCAAAAACAGGGGTTTTAAGCGTTTTAAAATACCAAATGGTACATTTGCCCCACCTTATCCCAAAACACGCCAAAAAGGGCTTTATAAATGCGTGTAAATCTATCAGCACACCCAACTCATCACACGCATTTTAAAACCCAATCAAACCCCACCAAAAAACTTTAAAACAAGTTAAAAGACCGCCCAAAAAATCTTTGTCATACTATGCCCATTGTTTCACTTCAATGGGCTTTTTTATGAACAAAATCACCAAAGAATTTTTGGAGAGTGAGATTGTAGATGTTGCCTACAATCGCCTATCCAAAACATTAACGCATTGTGCCATTACCGTCAAATGTGGCTTTGTCTTTACGGGCGAGAGTGCCTGTGTTGATGAAAGTACATTTGACGAGCAAATCGGTCGCCAAATTGCCTACGACAATGCCTTTAAATCAATGTGGCAACCTTACGGCTTTTGGCTTGCCAAAACAAAGGAGTAACTGATTGATGAAAAAAATCAAAATCTTTAAAGCTGGCAAGCACACCAGTATGGAGGGCGATACCATTGATTATACGCCCCAAATGCTCGCTGACTGCGTTGCCAGTTATGCCGAAAACCTGCACCAAGCTCCATTAGTTTTAGGACACCCCAAGCACGATGACCCTGCCTACGGCTGGGTAGAGAAGTTGGAACTGGACAAAAACAATGTGCTTTGGGCATACGCAAAACAAGTGGACGCATCTTTTGCCGAAAGTGTCAATCAAGGCAAACACAACAAAGTGTCGCCAAGTTTCTACCTGCCCGACAGCCCCCAAAACCCCAAAAAAGGCACGCTATATCTGCGTCATATCGGATTTTTGGGCGGTCAAGTGCCTGCCGTGAAAGGCTTAGGCTCGGTACAATTTGCGGAGAATGAAAATGGCACAGCGTCTTTTAGTGAGCCTTTGGAAGGCAAGCCAGACGATAATAAGCCAGCTCAGATTGATTTTAAATCCGCTCTATCATTTTTACAAGAGTATATCAAAAATGACCCTTCACAATTGGATAGCATTCTCGGGCAGATTAGTGTTCAAAAAGATGATAAAAAATCTGATGAAAAAAGTGAGCGTGAAAAAGCCCTTGAAAAACAGCTTGCAGACTTACAAAAGAAAATTGCTGATGACAAAGCAAAAGAGACGGCAAGCCAAATTCAAGACTTTGCAGAAGGCTTGGTTAAATCAGGGCAACTGCCTCCAAAGCTAAAATCGCAGGTGGTGGAAGTGATGACGGCTGGCACGGCTCACACAGCCAGTTTTAGCGAAGGTGGCGAGCAGTCGCTCACGGACGCATTGAAAAAACTGTTTAGCGAATTGCCAAAAAATGCCAGTTTCGCTGAATTTCACAAAGGCAACCGCACCACAGACGATAAAGAAAGTCCGCTGATGCGTGACGCCAAACGCCGTGCCAAAGAAAATCAATCTTAATCTAGGAGAAAATGATGGCAACTTATCAAGAACCGATGTACCTATCTGATGTGCTTTTGACCGAAGTCGCTCGGGGCTGGACAACCCAAACTATCAAAGTCAAAACCGACACCGCCCTTGCGATTGGCACGGTGCTGTACTATGTGGACGGACAAGACTACCTAACTGCCGAACCGTCCGATTATACACGAGTGGCAGGTATTTTGGCGGAGAAGGTAGAGTCATCTGATGATGTCAAAACCAGTCTTGCCATTGTGCGTGGGGCGGTGGTTGCCACCGAAAATCTGATTTTCCCTAATGATGTGTCCGATGACGAGAAAAAACAAGCTCTCTCCACGCTCAACACAATGGGCATCATGACACAAGGCGAGATTTTACCAATCGCTACCATATCATTGCCCGAAATTGACCGTTCCAATGTCGTAACAGGCGAAGGTTCTGGGGCGATTGGCGACTGATTTTTAACTTTTACTTAACATAGGATAATCGTATGACGACAATGAATTTATCAGACCTATTTACCCTTGCCGAACTAACAAAGGCAATCAACACCCTGCCAGCACCGCCCACTGTTTTGGGCGATAGCAAACTGTTTAAAGTGGAATCTACCAAGCATTTATTTGTCGTGGTAGAAAATCAAAATGGCAAATTGGTGCTGGTAGAAAATACTTCAAGAAATGGCGAACCTGCCAAAAAGACACACGGTAAGCGAGTTCGCCGTGTCTTTGAAATTCCCCATTTGCCAAGAGCCACTCAGCTTGCACCTGATGATTTGACCGTAGCAGGCTTTGGCGAAAGCTCTGAAAGTGATGAGCAATCCAAAGTCATCAACAATAAACTACAAGAGCTCAAAGATGACATCATCGCCACCCAAGAATATCACCGCATTGGGGCGATTAATGGGGTGATTTACGATGCAGACGGCACAACCGTCATTTATGACTTGTACAAAGAATTTGGCGTTAAACAACTAACCCAATCGCTTGGGCTTGATGACCCCAATGCCGATGTGCGGGGCAACATCATCAAAGCCAAACGCCAAGCTCAAAAGAAATTGGGCGGTGCGATAGTTAAAGATTGGAAATGCTACTGCTCTGCCGATATGTTTGACAAATTAACCGCCCACCCCAATGTGCAAAAAGCCTATGCCAATTATGCTGAAGCATCGGACAAATTGGGGGGCGATAAACGAGACGGCTTTGAGTTTGGTGGAGTTAAATTCATTGAATACGAAGTGGAAGTCATGGGGACAAATGGCAAACTTATCCGCTATATCAAAGAAGGCATAGGAAGACTTGTGCCGATTGTGGACGGACTGTTCAAAACGGTGTACGCCCCTGCCAACTATAACGAAACCGTTGGCACGCTGGGCAAAGAAATGTATGCCAAGATTGAGCCACGCAATATGGGCAAAGGCTATGACATTGAAGCCCAGTCTAATCCGTTATCGCTATGTACACAGCCTGATGCGTTGATTGAGCTGACGGCATAAGGGCAAAAAAGGGGATAAAAATGTACTGCACCGTAGCACAGGTTAAGGGCTTAATCCCAAGCGATACGCTCGTTGCCCTAACCCAAGACGACCCAACCAAGCAAACCGTCAATAATGACATCATCAAAAAGGCGATTGCCAACGCAGGAGAGCGTATCAATGCTCATTTGCGTGGGCGATACCCTTTACCGTTGGCACAAAAGTCGGATTTATTGGAAGGGATTGCGTTGGATTTGGTGCGGTATGCTTTGTATTTACGCCGTCCTGATGGGGGCGATTTGCCCAGTGCGGTGGTGTTGGCTTATAAGACCGCCAACGATGACTTAGAAAAGTTACAAAAAGGAGATTTAAGTCTCGGTATTCAAAGCACACAAAAACCCCAACCAAACCAAGTGTGGCTGGTCAAAGTACCAAAGCGCAGGTTTGATTTATCATAATGGCTTGTGCCAAGATAGAATAAATTGCAGTTCATTCTATCATACTTTTTAGGATTTTTCAAGATGTCCAAAACCCAAGCCATCATTGACGATTATATCAACAGGCTAAAAGAGCATATCAGTGATTTAGCAATCAATGAAATGCCTGATAGTCCAAGCCAATACGCCCTAAAACACCCTTTGGGGGAAATCTTGGTGCAGTATATTGGGAGTGAATTTATTGAACCTGAGTTGTCTGGTGGGAATTATCCCAACGCTCCACTGCTTGACCGCCCCCAAAGACGGCGGATTAACATTCAATTAACCCTTGTCATTCGGTCGCTTAGGGGAGCAACAAGCACCACCGCACGCCTTGATGATATTAGAAATAGCCTTAAAAAGTTTCGTCCTACTGACTGCCTAACCCAAGTGTATTTTGTGGCAGAAAGTTTTATCAGCGAAACACAGGGCATTTGGCAATACGGCATAAAAACAGCCGTTGAACTTTGGGAAATTTAATTTTTTCTTAATTTAAAATCATTTTAACTTAATATTTGGAGTAAACAATGCCAAACCAAAACCAAACCGCAGTAACTGAAATCTCAGTTACCCTTTTAAAACCCCATACCCACGCAGGGCAGTCTTATCAAGCCAATGATACCTTAACCGTATCACAGACAACTGCCGATTGGCTGATTAAAAATGGTGTTGCCGAACTTGCCAAGCCTGAAAAGGCAGATGAAAAAGCCGAACCTGCCAAACCCAAAGCCAAACCTGATACAAATAATCAATAGGAGCTATTAAATGACGACCGTTCGTAAAGATTTTAGCCGACAAGGGGCGATTTACCTTGCCGAAACACTCGGAGATGGCAAGCGTGGCGATGCCAGATGGATTGGCGATACTGGCACGGTGTCCTTGTCTATCAACGAAGAGCAAGAAGTCCGTAAAGAAAACTACACAGGTCAGCGAGCTACTTCGGTGGTGGTGCGAACAGGGCTTGAAATCTCCATTGAGATGAATATCCGCTATGCCGATGCCGAAAATTTGGCACTTGGACTACACGGCAAAACCAGCACGGTGGTGGGTGGTTCGGTAACGGACGAAGTGTTCCCAGAAACCAAAGCAGGTCGCACCATTATCCTAGATAAAGGCGGTATTTCTGCTCTTGTTATCAGTGATAATGGTGGTCAAACTTTGACCGAAAACACCCATTATCGCATTCGCTCGGACAAGGGCGGTGTGATTGAAATCTTGGATTTGGCATCGTTCCAACAGCCCCTAAAAGCCAACTATAACTACGGTGGTAGCCAAAAACTTGCCGTACTAACCCAAAAGCCTAAGCCTGTTTATCTGTTTATGGACTCAATCAATACAGTAGATAACAGTCGTGAAAGGCTACATCTGTACAAAGTAGAGTTTCAACCATTGGCAAATCTTGGCTTGATTGACGAAAGTCTGGGCGAAATTACCTTGCAGGGCAAATGTTTGCTAGATACCGTCTATCAGCTTGACCCCGAGCTTGGCGGTTACGGCAAGATTGAACTGTTGGATTGATAGCCCAACGCCAAAAGCGAATTTGAGTTCGCTTTTGGCAGTTTCACTTAAAAAGTCAAATCCGACAATTTGTCGTTTTTGGATTTTTCCCCCATTAGAATAACCAAAAAAGTCCCATTTTGGGACATTTACCCCAAAAAAGAGTAGTAAAATGGCAAAAACCCTAACTGATGATGAATTGGCACAATTAGAACGCCAAGAACAAGAACAGGCACAAGCCAAGCAGACCCAAAATGAGCCTGATTATGCACAAGATTTATCAATTTTATTCCCTAACCAGTCCCTACTGATTGGTGGCAAAACCGTCAAACTCAAAGAATACGCCTTTGTAGAATGGCTTGCTTTACGCCAAACTTACGCCCCATTTATTGCCAAATTTACCGCCCTTATGACCGCAAGCGATGATGTATTGGTGGACGATGTTTTGGCATTTTTTGAAGATGAATTTGCCGATTTAAAGGGCTTATTATTGGCAAGCCTTGACGAACCTGCCGACTTTTTGGACAGTTTGACCCTAACCGAAATGGAAAGCCTAATGCTTGGCTGGTGGCAGGTCAATAAGCATTTTTTTATGAAAAGCGTGGTGCGAGCGGTGCGAAAAAATCAAACCAAAAGCCAGTCGGCTGGGGCGTGATTGTTCAAACCCTTGTCGCCAATGGACATAATTTTGGGGCGATTGGGGGCTATACCGAACGGCAAATTGAGCTGTTTTACCACACCATTGTCAAGAGCCAACACGCCCAAAAAGCCGACACCATTGAAGCGGTGAATTTGGGCTTTAATGGTGGCAAAGAAACCACGCAGTATCTAAAAGAATTGAGAAATGGGGCTTTTTAGCCCTATTTTTTGTAAGAAAACCTTTTACAGGAGCATCTGATGGCAAATAACCTAGAATTAGCCCTACGAGTGCGTGCTGATGTCGCCCAAGCGGTCAGTCAGTTAAACAATTTGCAAAGTCAAATCTCAGGCACAGGACAAACAACCACCACCGCCCAAAATCAATCCACCCAAGCAACCAACCAAACCACACAAGCCATCAACCAACAAGCACAGGCGTTGGACAATGCCAGTAACAGCCTTGATTTGGGTGGTAGCATTCGCCAAACCGAGCGACTTGGACAAGCGATGAGCGACACCGCAAGGGCTACGCAAAATACGGTCAATATCAACGAACGAATGGAGCAGTCGCTCCGCTCGCTCACGCCCCATTTTATGAGCTTGATTGGGCTATCAGGTGGGCTTTTGACTGCCAGTCTGAATGCCGTAGAAAAAGCGGTGGAGCTTAAAAATCTCTCCACCATTTCAGGCATGAATGTTGAGCAATTCCAGTATTATGTGGCAGGAGCAAAAACGGTCGGTGTAGAAATGGACAAATTGTCCGATATTTTTAAGGACACCAGAGATAAGGTGGGCGACTTTTTGACAACGGGCGGTGGCGAACTCCAAGACTTTTTTGAAACCATTGCCCCACAGGTTGGCGTAACTGCCGAGCAGTTTCGTCATCTCAGCGGTGCGGACGCTCTGCAACTGTACGTAAACAGCCTACGAGAAGCCAATGTTTCCGAAAACGAGATGATTTTTTATATGGAGAGTATCGCTGATGAGGCATCGGCACTTTTGCCCTTGCTTAATGAAGGGGGCGAAGGCTTTAAAAGATATGGCGAACAGGCACGGCAAGCTGGGGCGATTTTAAGTCAAACAGCGGTCAATGATGCCCTTAAAGCCAAATCTGCCATTACAGAGTTTAGCAATGAAATGCAAGGCGTGGGCAATCGCATTGTGGTTAATCTGATTCCTGCCTTGCAATTTGTCAGTCAGCACCTTGATGCACTTGTTAAGGCAGGGATTGTGGTGGCAAGCGTATTTGCAGGGCGAATGACAGCATCAATGGTGGCGACTACGGTGGCGTTTATCGCAGGGCAAGCCGAAGCCATTCGTTATCAAATGGCTCTGGCTCGTATGGCAGATGTGTCAGCACTGACCGCCACACGCCTAAACGCCCTAACAATGGCATCACGAATGCTGACGGCAAGCGGTGGCTTGATTGGGCTTGGGGTGGCGGTGGCAAGCATTGTCGCTGGCTTTCTGCTTATGAAAAAATCGTCAGACGATGTGGTAATAAGCCTTGATGACCAAAGAAAATCGGTGGCTGAGTTAAAAGCGGAATACAGTCAGCTTTCTGAAATCCAAAAACGAGTTAAATATGGCGAACAACTGGATAAAATCAATGAACTCACAAAGGCATACCACAAACAAGCCGATGCCCTAGAAGGGGTTATTTTGGACAGTAAGGGGTTTTATCGTGCCAGCATTGAGCAACAAGACCAGATATATGCTCTCGTTCAAGCATATAAAAATGGCACGCTGTCTGCCGAACAACTCGCCAATGAGCTTAACAAATTAGGCTTTGTCAGCGATGAGTTAAAGCGTAGAATTGATAAACAAGCCACCGCCACCCAGCTTGCCAAAAACGAGCTGGACAATGCCAATGATGTATTATCCGCCTATCAAGGCAAAACCCTATCCGCTACATCTGCCACCAACGGACTGTCTAGTGGGCTTGACAATGTTGGCAGATCCGCCGAAAAAACCACCGCCAAGATTGGTGAATTGTCCAAGCAGTATAAGGATTTAATGGAGCAGACCAAAAAAGATATTTTTGAGCTTGAAATAACCAATGCTCTTATTCAAAAACACGGGTTTGAGCCAGAACGAGCGAGTGCCATTGCCAAAGCAAGAAGTGCCAAAGGGTCGGACTTAACCAAAGACGACATTGCCTTGATTGACAGACATTTGTCCGCCCAAAACAAACATGCCGAATTAACCAAAAAAGATGAACCCAGCACCACAAGTGCCAAAAAATCTACCGCCCCTCGAGTAGTGGGCATTGTGGGCGATACAGGCATTGGGGCGACACACCTAGACATTCGCCGTGCGGACGGCAAAAAGCCTACCCAGTCCGACCTTGACCGCTTTCGGGCAGGGGGCAAAAAGCTGACCGATTATCGCATGACATCAGGCTATGGTCATCGCAATATCAATGTGGAAGGTGCGTCCAAATTTCATAAAGGGCTTGATTTTGCCATTGCGAAGGGTACGGAAGTAACCACCACCGTCCCTGTCAAAGATGTTAAAAAATGGTATGATAAAAAAGGTGGCTGGGTTAGCGAAGTCATGTTTGAAGATGGTTTGGTGATGAAGCTATTACACCAAGACCCGTCCATGCAAAAGAAAGTCATGGGTGGGTCAAGTGGCTCATCATCAAGCGGTACATCAAAAGTTAAAAATGAGAAAAAATACAACTATACAAAAGATGAGATTATTGCATTAAAGCGTGTGCAGGGGCTTATTTATGGCAACTCTGGCTTGGCAGACTTGGCAAGAAAACATGGTGTGCCAGCAGAGCTTTTGGCAGGTTTAATGATGCAAGAGTCAAAGGGGTTGCAGTATGCTAAAAGCCCAACGGGGGCATTGGGCTACTTTCAGACAACCAGTTCTTATCGCACAGACATGAAAATGTCAAAAGAAGACAGTTTTGATTTGAAAAAATCAGGAGCAAAAGCCATTGAGTTTTTGGCAAAATCTTATGAACAGTTCGGTAACTGGGAAGATGCCATTCGTTCCTATAATGCAGGGCGTGGCGGTGCGTCTCAGTTTGCTCGCACAGGTAAGGTTAAGGGTAGTAAAGCTCGCAACAAAGAAGTGCGTGAATATGTCCCAAAAATCGCAAAGTGGTCGGCATGGTTTGGGGGTGATGAAGCATTAGACCGTGAGCATGATGCACGCCAAAATCTTGCTTATATCCAAGCCCAAAACGACATCATCAAAGAGCAAGAGCGAAAAGCCAAAGAAGAAGCCGAAAAGCAAGCCGAGCTAGAATATTACTATGCCAGTGAACCCATTAAACTCAAAACTGATTATGAAAAGCAGGTGGCAGACATTAAGTCGGCAGGGTTTGAGCCAGCCCAAGAAACCGAGCTTTTGCAAAAGGCGGAGCAAGAGTACCAAGATAAGCTGACCCGTCGCCCAGAGATTTTGGGGCGAGCATTGGGAGCGGTTAAACAGCTTGAACAAGACTTTTTGGGGGCGACAGTCAGTGAGCATGAAAAAACCATGCATGACATAGAGCATAAATACGATGACTTGCTTGCCGACATCAACGCCTTAAAAGAGCTTGCCATTGACCCTATGCAACTCTCCGAGTTGACCGATGCTGAACATAAAATCCGCTTGATTATTGATAAGGAAAAATTAAAGGCAGAATACGACAATGCAATGGCGGAGCTCGATAAAATGCAAGCAAGCAAACAACAACAGCTTGATATTCTACAACAACGCTATGACAACACCAACATGACCGCCCACGAATTTCACACCCAAAAACAGGCGATTGATACAGAAATAAACCCCCAATTACAAACAATGGCGACTTATGCCCAACTACTCGCCCAAAGTCTAGGCGATGCCTTTTCGGTGGAAAAATTAGGGCTATTTATTGACGGCTTAAACCAAGCTCAAAGCAGTTTTCAGCAGTTTTTACCAACCGCCGAACAGTTAAATGACCGCATTACCAATGGGCTAACAGACGCATTTTTTGCGTTTGCAGACGGCACAAAGTCGGCTGAACAGGCTTTCCGTGAATTTGCGTCCAGCTTTTTTAGAGAAATCGCCCAAATGATTTTAAAACAGATGATTTTTAATGCCATTTCAACCGCAGGTAAGGCAGGTGGTGGTGGCTGGGGTGCAATGGTGGCTGGGGTGCTTGGCTCGGCTTTTGGCGGTAAAGGCTATGCAACAGGTGGCTACACAGGCAAAGGCGGAAAATACGAGCCAGCAGGTATTGTTCATAGAGATGAATTTGTTATCCGAAAAGAGATGACCAACCAAGTGGGGGCAAAAGAATTTTTGGCACAATTTAACCACTATGGAATGAACGCCATTAAAGGCTTGCAGGGCTATTCAAGTGGGGGATTGGTGGGGGCAAGTATGCCACAAATCTTTGCTCCAAACATCCAAGCACCAAAGCTGTCTAGCCCCAGCGAAAAAATTGCCCAATCCACCAGTCTAAACAATCAGCAAAATTTTTACCTTGTAGATGACCCGAGCCGAATTTTGGATACGCTAAGTTCATCACAAGGGCAAGAAAACTTAGTGGTAATGATGAGCCGTGACCCTGAAAAGTTTAAAACCGCCCTGCGGTTGTAAACGGACTATAAAATAGCTTTAAAATGGGTTAAAAGACGGTTTAAAAAACTTAGGTTATGATAGCCTAAGTTTTTTTATGATTAAAAATAGGTCAATCAAAATGCCACACGACATCGGTTTTGTAACCGCCCAAGACGGTAAACCTGCCCACTATCAAATGCTCCAAAAAATCAAAGACTTAGCTTTACGGTCAGGCGATTGGCAGTTATTGCGAGAAGACATCAGTACCGACAATCACGAAATTATTTTAAAGGGGCGTGGGTATAGTCAAAAAGAAGAAATTTTTGTTGGTGTGCGTACTTATCAAAACCCACAAGCCGATTATTATAATTTGGCGGTGGCGACTTTTACAGGCTATGTGCCGTCCAATCCCTTTGACAATCAACCGTCCGCTAAGATTAGCGGTGTCCCTGCTCACAACCAACGCATTGATTATTGGCTCACCGTCAATCCCCAACGCATAGCATGCTGTATGAAAGTTGGCACGCCTGTGTATGAGCATTTTTATATTGGCAAATTTTTGCCCTATGCTCGCCCATCGCAATATCCGTACCCAGTCGTGTGTGCAGGAATGCTTAATGGCACGCCCACCACTCGTTTTTCAGACACATCGCACAGTATGCCCTACAAAGGCGACCGCCGAAATTTTGCCATGCGGTTTAATACAGGCGTGTATACACAGCCTGAGTGCTACCCCTACAATTCATCAGCATTGGCGAGCAGTCGGCAAATTAGGGACACCAATGGCATTTATCCACTCATGCCGATTATTTTGACCGATAAAGATGGTATTTATGGCGAGCTGGACGGCGTGCGATTTGTCAGTGGCTTTGACAATGTAACTGAAAATACCTGCGGTGATGAATGGGTGGTGTTGCAAGATGTAGGGCGGACGGGCTTTAATGATTATATTGCGTTAAAAATGGATAAATAAGGGGGTAAATATGGCATATTATTCAGGGCTTTGCACCAGCTTTCAAAATCTTACTGATGTACTTGTAGAAAAATGTCAAGCTCATGGCTGGACTTGGCGAGATGAGATTTTAAGCAAAGACAACTTGTTTGTAAAAATCTCGGTTAAAGAGCAAGTAGAAAGTAGTTTTTGGGGGCAACATCAGGGCATCACGCTCACAGGTGGCACAGGCAAAATCGGCACGGAGCTTGTCAATCCGTCTAGCCGTGTACGACTGGGGCAAACAGGGATAGGCTATAACGTCCCACCACGCTTTTTTCCTGCCAATTATCATTTATTTATCTTTGTTGATGAAGTCTATTTGGTCATGAAGTTTGATGTAGATAGATTTTACCATCTCACCTTTGGTAAATCATTATTCATCAAAGGTACACAGGGCAATGGGCTATGGCTGTCTGCCAATGCGTGCTATTACCGAGCCAGTTCGTCTAGACTGCCAGAAACGGTTTATATTGGCAAAACATATGGTGGCAGTAGTGGCACGCACAGCTCGTCAGCTTTTGCCCCCTTTTGGAATAGAAGCAATTGGAGTGATGACTGGTCAAATGCTACCATTTGTCATGGCATTGGCGGAGTGTTGTGGTCGTCAGGCACTAGCCGTGCTTATGCCAGTTTTGAGCCACTCATTGACCGCTTACCCACCGCTCATTTTGCAGATAGTCCGCTATTGCCGTATAACGTTTATCTTGAACGCCCCGAAAACAAAATGAGTCTAATTTGTCAATTTGCCAACGCTCGTTTTTTACGCATTGACAACCACGAACCCGAGCAAATCATCACACTCGGGCATGAGCGTTGGATTGTTTTTCCGTTCTATCGCAAAGACATCAGCGTGCGAGACGGCACGGACGGCTCGGGCAGGTCGTTCGACCATACGGGGACATTTGGCTGGGCAATTCGTTATGAAGGTGCGTAATGGCAAACATTGACTATGTGGTAACGCTGTCGCCCAATCACGCCCTAAACGAATACCTGACGAGCGACTTTGATTTGGCGGTGGGTGGAGTATGGTATCCAGTCAGCACCGCCCGAAACACCCGAGTCAGCGACATCATCGCCCACCCACTCACATCAAACATTCCTGTCAGCACGCACCCAAAACCACTTGATTTTGTCGTGGCTCACAGCTTTGTGGACGATTTTTATCATCGTATTCATATTGACAATTTGCAAGCCGATTTGGGCGTGGTTGCCAGTAAGCAGGTCATCAATTTTGCCCTGTGGAATGCGTATTTTGAACCCCTTGACTTAAAACGCATTGATGGCTTGACGGCAGGTGTGTATTTTGACAACCACGACCTGCCACCCTTAGTTTTTCAGGCATTGGAAGAGCGGTCGTGGCAACTGCATATTTTACCAGACGGGGACGCACAGCTTAATTTGGATTTGGCGTGGCGATTTGTCGGCAAGGTAAGCCAAAACGCCTATCAAGTAGCAAGCAAACTGAGCGGTCAAAGGGTCATCGGCTTTGCGTGGCTCATTGACTGGGATAAGGGCGTGAATGAGAGCCTAGCGTGGCACACCGATATTTTGCAATCCCAAACAGGACACGAGCAACGCCGTAGCTTACGCCTTGCCCCACGCCAAACGCTTGATGTGAATTTATTGCTATACGGTCAAGAACGCACGCTGTTTGACTTAGCAATGACCGCTTGGGCGAGTAAAAATTTTGTTGTGCCGATGTGGTTTCATCAAGCCTATTTGACGACAAAAATTAACAGTCAAAGCCGTGTCATTCTTTGCGATACCACCCAAATTCCTTATGGCAATTTTCAATACATTATGCTTATCAAAGACGCATTTTCTTATGAAGTGGGCGAAGTGGGAGCGGTCAATGACGATCAAATCATTTTAAAACGCCCATTGCAACACGCTTGGGAGCGTGGCACGCAGATTTTCCCTGCTCTGTCTGCCCAATTAAATGGCTTGCCAAGATTGACTAAGCACAGCAGTCAAGTAATGCAAACGGCGGTCAGCCTACAAGCGGTGGACGGTGTGAACCTGCCAGACCCTGTCAAGCCTGACACATTTAGGGGCAACCCTGTTTTATCCATTGCCCCCAACGAAGTGGACAACTTGACCCATTCTTACGAACGCTTGCAACAACAACTGGACAATTTGTCAGGTCGTCCTTTGCTTGTGGACAGTGCCAACGCCAGTTTTTCATTATTCCAGTACCGTTGGTTTTTGGTGGGGAGTGAACAGCACGCTACTTTTTATGCGTGGCTGAATTTACTTAATGGACGACAAAAAGCGGTGTGGTTGCCGACTTTTAGCGATGATTTACAGCTTATCAAAGCCATATCAGGCACTCGTCTAGAAGTCGCAAATTGTGGTTACACAAAATTTGGGCAAAGGCAAAACGGACGGCAATTTGTGCAGATTGAATTACATAATGGCGAACGATTTTATCGCAAAATTGTCTTATCAGAAGAACTTGGCACGGTAGAGCGATTAACGCTTGATGAGCCGTTTTTGAACAGCATTAGTCCACATCTTGTCAAACGCATTAGCTTTATGAGCCTTTGTCGTCTTAACAGCGACACCGTCAATATCGTGCATCACAATGACATACAAGGGCTATCAACGGCAGAGATGACTTTTAGGGGCATTGTTGAATAAAGAGCGTAAGAAAATGAGCTTTTATAATTTTGAAACTTCGCTACAAAACGCCCAGCCGATACGTCTATACCAATTCCAACGGGGAGCATTGCGGTGGGGCTATACTTCGGCTGACCGTGATGTGCGGTTTAATAGCATAACTTTTGTCTCGCTTTTGGGTGGGATTAAAGATGATGGCATTCGGCAAACGCAGGACAGTGGGGCGGATTTATTGACTTTAACCGTTCCTGCCAGTTCGGATTTGGCTTTGATGTACCGCCATTTTGCCCCTGCTCAGGCGGTCAATTTGACGATTTTTGATTTGCATTATCCAGAACTTACAAGCACCGAACAAGGGGCGTATTTGGCAGTTTGGAAAGGCTTTGTGGTGGGTGTGAAATTTGTGGGTGACTTTACCGCCCAAGTGCAATGCCAAAATTTGTCTGTGTCATTGGAACGCACAGGGCTTAGAAAAACTTGGAGTAAGCTATGCTCTCATCAGCTCTACGGCAAGGGGTGCAACCTAGACAGGCGGGCATTTATGAGTGAAGTGGCGGTCGTGGCGGTAGACGGTTTGGGCATTGAAGTAGCGTTGCCAAGTGATAAATCGGCAGACGACTATTTTACAGGCGGTTATATGGAATGGTCGTCTGAATACGGCACAGAGCAACGGGGCATTGAACGGCAAATTGGCAACCGCTTGCAACTGTTTGGCGGTGTGCAGGGCTTGGCGGTTGGGCAGACGGTCAAAGTCTTTGCAGGGTGCAACCGCACTTTTAACACCTGTATCCATAAATTTGCCAATTCGGACAATTATGGCGGTAGTCCGCATATGCCCCATAAGTCGCCCTTTGACGGCACGCCAATTTTTTAGGAGTATAAAATAATGTGGGTACAAGTTGCTTTATTTGTCGCATCGCTGGTCATCAGCTATCTACTACAACCCAAGCCACCCCAAGCCAAGCCGTCTGCTTTTGATGACATTAAATTTCCTACGATTGATGATGGCACGCCACGCATGGTTGTCTTTGGCGATGTATGGCTGACGGATTGGTGTGTGATTGGGGCAGGTAATTATCGCACCAGTCCGATTGTCAAAAAGCAAAAAGGGTTGTTCGGCTCAAAACGCCAAACGGTGGGACATCGCTACTTGATGTCGCTTCACATGGGGCTGTGCATGGCAATGGACGAGCTTTTACAAATCAAAGTTGGCGACCGTGTGGCATGGCAAGGGGTTGGCGGTAGTGCCAACCAGAGTCACATTCGCATTCACAAGCCCGATTTGTTTGGCGGAGATGACAAAGAAGGGGGCATTGATGGCACGCTCATCATCATGAAAGGGGCGAGCGACCAACGACCACTCCCCCAGTTGCAACAAATGTATAACAGTCCAGTCCCTGCTTATCGTGGGGTGGTAACATTCTTTTTTGATGGTATGGTATGTTCAGGCTCGCCTTATCCAAAGGCGTGGGCGTTTCGTGTCCGCCGTACAGAATGCGAGTGGTATAATGAAAAAGCAACGATTTGGCTGAACGATGACAAAGGTGGGCAAATTAAGGCGATGAACCCTGCCCACATCATCTTTGAAGCTCAAACCAACGAAGACTGGGGGCGTGGTACAGACATTGGACAGCTTGACTTGGATAGTTTTAAAGAGTGTGCTGATATTTTGTACGATGAGAAATTTGGAATGTGCATTGCGTGGAAACGCCAAGACACCTTAAAACAATTTATCCAGCAAATCCTTGACCACATTGGCGGTGCGTTGATGATTGACCGCACCACAGGGCTTTGGAAACTCGTGCTTATTCGTGAAAGCGATAGCCCTGACAGCTTGCCAAGTTTTGACTACAGCACAGGTATGCTCCGCATAGAAGAAGACAACAACTCATCCAATGACTTAGTAACAAATCAGCTTGTTGTCAGTTATACAGACCCTGTGAGCAATGAAACTCGCACTGTGCGAACGGAAAATCTTGCCAGCATTCAGCGAGACGGCATAATTTTACAAAACAAAACCTATGTCGGACTGCCAACGAGCGATTTGGCAGGGCGTGTCGCCAGTCGTGATATGAAAATTATCCAATCGCACCTTAAAAAGTTTAAAATCGTGCTGGACAGACGAGCCTATGCCTTACAACCTGCGTCTGCTTTTGTACTCAAAATCCCCCAAAGGGGCATTGAGCGTATGATGATGCGTGCGGTGCGTGTAGAACACGGCACGCTGACCAATGGCGAAATCACGGTAACCGCCGTCCAAGATGTGTTTGGTTTGCCACGCACCACTTATAGCCAAGTTCAACCAAGCCTATGGATACAGCCAAGCCTTAGCCCAGAACCGATTGTCAATGCACGGCTTTGGCAGTTACCTTATCCGCATTTATTGGAAGTATTTAGCCCTGAACAGCTCGCCCTAAATTCGGATGGCTATGCCCTTGTGCTGGCAGAACGCCCCAATTCTTTGCAACAAGGCTTTGAAATGTGGGCAAAAACCACAGGCGAGCCAAGCGAGCAGTACGTAGGGCAAGGGCAATTTGTCAGTCGTGGTATGGTGCAAAATGCGGTTCATCAGACCAGTCAAATTACCACGCTAACCCTTGATACTATTGGCGTGATGAGTATTGGACAATGTGCCTTGTTGAATGATGAAATCGTACAAATCCAAGCCATTAATTTTGACAACCGCCAAATCAGCGTTAAACGGGGCTGTATGGACACCGTGCCAACCGCCCACGATGAAAATTCAGCGATTTGGTTTTATGACGATGTGGCGTTGGTGGCAGAAAAGGCGGTCAAGGTAGGGCAAACGCTGACAGTTAAACTACTGTCGCAAACTTCACAAGGCACGCTGGATTTATCAAAAGCGACTGCAAATTCGCTTTTGATTGACAACCGCCACGCTCGCCCCTTTGCCCCTGCCAATGTGCAAATCAATGGGCTGTCTTACCCTAATCAAATCCAAGCTCTAAACAAAATCTCGTGGGTAGGACGCAACAAAATCAGCCAAAACACCGCCATTTTAGACCAAACCGCCCCACATCAAGAACCTGAAACAGGGGCAATGGTCAGTCTAATCATCTCAAAGAAAACATCTGCCAATGGCTCATATCAAAGGGTGGTGCAAAAGAGCGGTATCACAGACTTTTCATTGGATATTGTTGCTGATAATCCAAGTAATGATGAGACAAAATTGGTGGTAAATTTGGACAATGCGGTTATGATAAAAGTGGAACTTTGGGCGGTTAAAGACGGACTGACAAGCTGGCAACGGCACAGCATAGAAGTGGCGGCGGGCTAATCTTTAAAATGGGTTAAAAGACCATTTGAAAGACAGTCGGTAAAATGGGCGACTTAAAAACTGGGGGCGGTGCATTGGTGGAACAATACACCGACCTTCTGACAAGCAAGCTGTCAAAAGCAAAGCCCAGCCGTTGTGTACACAACGCTGATTATTCTATCAAAAATGCAATGCCATTGCAAAATTTAAATAGGTTATTTATGAACTTTATCGCTTGTCAATCTTGCCACAAAAAGTTACTTAAAATCGCAAACTTTGACCGTTTGCAGGTCAAATGTCCAAGATGTAAGGCAATCAACAATTATCAAGCTACTTTAAGCCAAAATCCCTTGAACGCCATCAGCGTCCTGCCAGAAGTCCACGAGACTCCCAAAAATGGAGAAACTTGTGGCGAAATCCAATCAACACAATAAACCCCACAGCACCGCCCCCTTGCCCTTTATCGGGCAAAAACGGCAAATTATCCAAGTCTTTCGTAACACCCTTGACCGCATCGTGCCTGATGACGGTCAAGGGTGGACGATTATAGATGTATTCGGTGGTAGTGGACTGCTTGCCCACAACGCCAAATACCTAAAACCAAAGGCAAGGGTTATCTATAATGACTTTGATAATTTTAGCCAAAGACTTTATCACCTCTGTGACACCAACCGCTTACGACAACAGCTTTATGCCATTTTAGAGCCGTTGCCACGAGCCAAACGCATTGACGAACCTACCAAGCAAAAGTTGCTGGAAATTATCCAAAACTTTGACGGCTTTGTGGACTGCCATAGCGTTTCTACTTGGTTATTGTTTAGTGGCAACCAAATTAGCCATATTGACGAGTTGCCCAAGCACGAGTTTTATAACACCATTCGCAGAAGCGACTATCCGACTGCGGACGGCTATTTGGACGGCTTGGAAATTGTGTCGGAGAACTTTGAAATCTTGATGCCTAAGTTTTATCATCAAGATAAAACACTGTTTATCCTAGACCCACCCTACCTACGCACCAAGCAAGAAGCCTATGGCTTGGGTGAATATTTTGGTATGGTACAGTTTTTAAAGCTGATGAAGTGGGTGCGACCGCCGTATTTGTTTTTTAGCAGTACCAAAAGCGAGTTTTTGTCGTATTTGGATTATGTCAAGACACATGAACCTGAGACATGGAAACGTGTGGGGGATTTTGAAAAATTATCTTTTACGGCTCATGTCAATAACAGCTCAAAATATGAAGATAATATGGTGTTTAAAATTTAAGACCGCAGGTAGAAACCGTATTGCGTAATTTGCAATAAAAAACCGCTTAATTTATCTCAAAAATTAGGCGGTTTTATTTCGCTCGGCATCAGCAAAAGCACAATCACACCATTCTTTGGCTACCGCCTTACTCACCTGATTTAAATCCCATTGAACAAGTTTGGAGTTGGATTAAAGGATTAAGACAAGATTGGAGGTTGGATTGTATTGATAAGTTGTTCTTTTATTTTATGTGGTTGTGTGGTAGTTTTTAAGTTCGGTTGGTATAACACCGCTTAGCTAAGCAGGCGGTTCTTTGGGCTTACGCACTCAACCTGCGTGGCTGGTATGGCAATCTCCAACATTGTCATACCGACCGTCTTTTTTCTTCCTTTAATAATCAGTAATTATGTCATTTTGCATTCCCCTGTAAGCCTTGTAGATAAACAGTCTTTTCACCACGCTTGACAGCCGTCAAAACTTGATTTCTTTGACCTTTGCCATCTTTTTTAAAGCCAAGATGCACCCATGCTCCATCGCCACGCTCTGGAAACTCCAAAATCAGCTGGTCAAAGGCAATCAAGCCTTTGTCTCGCATTTGTTTAACCTCTTGGGCAAATTGGGTGGAGGTGAAGTCTGTGGCATCGCAGTCAGCAGCAAGCCCCAATTTATGAGCCGAATTTTTTGAGCCTTTGACAAGCGTATTTACCCGCTCATTTCTAAACCCTGACGACACGATAATCCCAATCGGTCTTTGGTATTTTTCGTTGAGATAAGCACGCACCTTTTCTAACTGCTGGGCGGTATAGATAAGGTTGGCAAGTTCATCAGGGTTTGGCGTGTTATCGATGCCGTGGCGAATGGCGGTGCCACTACGGGTCATTTCACGATAACTAAAATTTGGTGTGAGTTTGGTTGGGTAACTTTTCGGTTTTGACATGATAGCCTCCTAATAAAATTACCGCCTTGCCCGCCAATCCCGACACCGCTCGTGGTTTTAGTGCCAATGTCTTTTTGGACGAGTTCGCCTTTCACGCTGACAGTCGCACCATTTGGAAAGCTCTATTTCCTGTCATTAGTGCTGGTTTTAAATTGCGTGTGGTCTCAACGCCCAATGGCAAGGGTAATAAATTTTATGAGCTGATGACTAATTTAAATAATAAAGCGTGGTCTCGCCACATCACTGACATTTATACCGCTGTGGCGTACGGCTTGCCACGAGACATTGATGAACTAAAAGAAGGCTTAAATGATGATGATGCTTGGCAACAAGAGTATGAATTAAAATGGTTGGACGAAGCGTCCGCTTGGCTGTCTTATGATTTGATTGACAGCGTAGAACAACGCTGGCAACATTGACAACTACATAGGCGGTGCGTGCTTTGTTGGCGTGGACATTGGCATTAGAAATGACTTGTTTGTGATTTGGGTGATTGAACAAGTGGGTGATGTATTTTGGACAAGGCAAATCATTGCAAGGAAGCGCTTTAGCTTTGCCGAGCAGGACGCACTGCTTGATGAAGTATTTGACAATTACCGTGTCGTCAAATGCTGTATTGATCAGACAGGGCTTGGCGAAAACCCGTGGAAGATGCCAAGTTTCGCTATGAGGTGGGCCGTGTGGAAGGTGTGATTTTTAGCAGTTCCACCAAGCTAGTCTTAGCTACCACAGGCAAACAAGCCTTTGAAGATAAGCAAGTGCGTATTCTAATGGGCGACACTGCCTTGCGAGCTGATTTGCACAAACTTAAAAAAGTAACCTCCCCGACAGGCACACCAAGATTTATCGCTGAAAGTGACAATAGCGGACACAGCGATCGAGCTTGGGCGTTATTTTGGCTCTACTATATGGAGCAAGCAATGATGCAGGCACAGTGTGAGTATCTAGCCGAAACCCTAAAAAGAAAAGCAAACTCACCCAAGGATTTTAAATGACAAACCAAAACCAAGCCCCAAAACTGGACAAAAAAGAACTCTTGCTGATTGACGGCATTACCAAAACCACGCCACCACCCTTTAAAATCCTTTGCCCAACTAATAACGCCAGTTTTACCAATCCTTATGGCACAGCCGAGCTGTCTTGCGTGTATTGGGTGTGCGTCTTTAAGCGTGGCGGTTTAAAGTTTTGGGCAGAGTTTGCCGAAAAGTTTGGTAGCCCTTGGATTATCGGACACGAGCCTCGCTCCAACACAGACGAAGACACAAACAAACTCCTTGACGCCCTAGAAGACTTAATGGGTAATGCGGTGGCGACAATCCCCAACGACAGTAGCGTGGAAATCAAAGAAGCCACAGGCAAAACAGGCTCATCGCAGGTGTTTGACGACTTTATTCGTTATTGCCGCAGCGAGATTAACATTGCTCTACTGGGTCAAGACCAAACCACCGAAAAAGACACAAGCCACGCTTCGGCAATGGCAGGACTTACCGTAACAAAAGACATTCGTGATAATGATTGCCGAGTGGTAGAGAGCTGTTTTAATACGCTTTTGGCGTGGATTTGTGAGCTGAATTTTCACAATGTGAGTCCACCCAAATTTGTGCTGTATGAAGATGAAGTGGGTGATAAGACCCTAGCAGAGCGAGACCAAATCTTGACCGCTCTTGGCGTGTCATTTAACCAAAGCTATTATGAGCGGGCTTATAATTTATCGGCTGATGAATTTACCCTAAATGCCAAGCCAATGCCCACAAACACCGTACCAACCACCCCCAATTTTAGTGAAAAATCCTTCGCACCAGAGGGCGATTTGTCCGATAAATTGGCGATAGGCGTGCCAAGCGATGATGAGCTGACCGCCCAAGTGGTGCAAATGTTAGATGAGTTTACCACTTTGGATAGTGTTAATTTGGACAATGAAACCGCTCTTTTGGAAAAATTAGCCAGTCTTTACCCCACAATGAACATTGACGAACTACAAGACAAGCTGACCCAAATGCTGTTCATTGCCGACACGCTATCACGCCTACAAACCCAAGAAGAAATGGGGCTAAATTAAGATGAGTAGTATTGATAAACTCACAAATAAAGAGCTAAAAGCCTTATTTGATATGCCACCTGAGCGAGCCATTGAACACCTTAAAATCCAAAGGCTTACACATCGGTTGGGATTGGCAAGACACGCACGCCCTTGCTCACGCACGAAGTTTCACAGTAGCCAAAATGACCGCTCTTGATATGCTCTCCACCACCAAAAAAGCGATAGAGCAGGCAATGGCGGACGGTACAGGCTATAAGGGCTTTGAAAATACCATTAAGCCGTATTTGATACAGCAGGGCTGGTGGGGTGAAACGCTGGCAAGAAATCCCAAAACAGGTCAGACAGAACAAGTCAAATTAGGGTCAAATCGCCGTCTTAGAACCATTTATCACACCAATCGCCGAACGGCTGTGATGAGTGCCAAATACGAGCGAATGAAAGAAGCAGTTGCCACCCACCCTTATTGGCAATATTCCGCTGTCCTAGACCGCCGCACCCGTCCAAGCCACTCGGCAAGGCACGGAGCGGTCTATGCCCACGATGACCCCTTTTGGTCTCACTCATATCCGCCAAACGGCTTTGGTTGCCGATGTGCCGTCAAGGCAATCACGGCAAAACAAGCCGAAAAGGTGGGCATTACACAAAGCAGTGATGAGCGAATTTTAGGCGAAAATGGCTTTGGTGGCTCTCCTGTGGCAAGTCATTTGTTTGATAAACTTTGGTATGACAAAGCCAAACAAGCCCTAGGGCAAAGACAAGCCCTTACCCAAATCGCCAAAGATATGGCAAGCGATGTGCGAGTGGCGGGGTTTTTGGCGTGGTTCAGGCAATCACAAATCAATGGACAAGTACAGGGGCGGACTTATGGGGTGGGCGTGTTGCCCCAAAAGTCCTTTGAAAAACTGGCAGAGAAAGAAGGGCTTGACTTGGACGAGTTGTCACCTGTGGTAGGCTTTCGTGATAAGGTCATTACAGGGCGTAAAAATACACGGCACACCGCCAGTAGCGATGCCCTAGATGCGATAGCCTTAGAAAAAATCATCAGAGGCTTTGGTAAACCTGACTATGAATTGTGGGACACCCTTAACGACAATCTGTTATTGGTTTATAAAACAGACGGCAAACAAGCCATAAAATTAACCGTACAACATACCAAGCAAGGGGCGGAAGTTATCAGTGGCTTTTATCAAGATTTGGTAGATATAGAAGGGCAAATCAAAGGTGGGATATTTGTAAAAATCAAATGAACCCCATGGCACTGACGGACTTGAACCGTAACCAGTCTGGCATATCGTGCGATATGTTACTCTCTTCGCCCACGCAGAACGGGCTATGGGGATAATTTATTATACCAAACTTAGGAAACTTTGCCAATGCTGATTATCAACCTAGACGACAGCCAAGCCCAAAGCACCTTAGCTCAATTATTAAGAAATGCCAGCAATAGCCGTGTCATCATGCGAGGGTTAGCACAAGAATTAGAAACCCTAACCAGTGATAACTTTGAAAGCGAGAGTTTTGGCGGTCAGGCGTGGGTGCGTAAAGCCTTTGGTAATGGCAAAACCCTAACCAAAACAGGCGAGCTAAAAGACAGCATCACAAGTTCGGCAAGCAGTACAACCGCCACCATTGGTACAAATCTTGTCTATGCCCGCATTCATCATTTTGGTGGCACAATCACACCAAAACAAAAATCCCATCTTGTTTTTGCCACACCAAACGGCTTTGCAAAAGTCAAATCAGTTACACTACCCGCTCGCCCATTTTTACCCATTTCCCCAGACGGACAACTGCAAAGCGATGGCGACAGACGGCTAATAGAAGTCGCTTTATCCGCCCTGACATCTGGCACCTAAAAACCCGCCCGCCAGTTTATGTGTTAAAATAAGGCAATAAAAAAAGACAGGCATTTTTACCTGTCTTTTTCCAAAACTCAAAATTATACCCCACCCAACTTGTTGCACCCAGTGTAACGCCCTTGCAATTTGGTCCATCTTAACTTATCCCACATTGTTTTGAATTATCCCATTTATTGCAGAGTGTGTGGTTGGTTTATTGTGGTGGGGTTTAATCTCTTTGACCAATGCATATGTTGGTCTATCCTTTATCGCATAACTGACAATCTCACCATTAAATAAGTCTATGATGGGCGATAAGTATAGTTTTCTTTGAATGACACTGCTGTCATTTGCCCTGTCTTGTACTTTAAACTCAGTGATGTCTGTTGCCCACTTTTGGTTGGATTTGTCTGCTTTAAAGTCTCTTTTGAGTATATTGTCCTTAATGGTATCTTTACCCATTGTGTCTTGATAAGATGAGTATCTGTTACGCCTTACTTGTCTAATGCTTGCCTTTACGTCAAGTTCTTGCATTAACCTTTGCACTCGTTTATGATTAATGACCATGCCTTTTTGGGCAAGCTGATTGTTTAGCTCTAATGTAATTCGACGATAGCCATACCTGCCTTTATGCGTATGATAAATGTGTTTGATACGCTCTTTTAAGGATAAGTCTTTGTCTGCTTTGATGGGTTGGGTTTTGTTGTTTGTTGTTTTATTCATTATTTCATTTACTGTTTTTATGCCTTTAGGTCTGCCTTTGGGTTTAATAGTAAGTCCCATGATGCCAAAGGATTGATAGGAGTAGGATTTGAGATGTTAAGCTCTATAGCAAGTTGTGTAGGCGATTTGCCCTGTTGTATGGCTTGAGCGACGTTAAGCTTAAAGTCTGTATCATAAACAGTCTTTGTGTGTCGTCTTTTTATGCCATCAATGCCATTGTACTTGATAGAGTTTAACCCATAGCTCTACGGTTTTGTGGTCTAGGTTAAAATGTTTGGCGGTTTGGTGATAACTGTGATGATTAAGATAATACTCAATCACGGACAATTTAAAGTCGGTTGTGTATTTTGCCATAAAAAGCACCCCAAAGGTTGGTGTTTGAGTGGCGAGCTTTGGGGTGCGGTTCATACCATTGTGGGTTTTCCCATTTTAAGTTAGTCTTTATTCACGCCTTTATCGAGTCCATTTGTCAGCCCGTTAATATCCGCCCCATTTAGCCCAATCTCTTTTAGTAGATTGTCCACAAGCGGGGCTTGGCTACGATACCGCAGGGCAGAATTGACCATTTGGTCGGCAAGGCTGGCATTTGCTGTGGTATCAACCGTCTCGCCACTTACCCCAAAACCGCCCAAACCATTGACCTGCAAAATCTTAATGTCATCAATGTTCTCCATGGGTTTGACACTTTCACGGATAATCTCGGGCAAGTGTTTGAGCAGGGCAAGGCGAATTTGCATTTCAATCTGCTCACTTGACAGCACGTTAGACGCTTCATTGACCGCTTTTGTTCCGTCAGCATCCACCTGATATTGACGCTCTTTGGCTTCGGCAAGCAGAATTTGAGCCTCCGCCTCCCCTTTGGCTTGCAGGCGTAATTTCTCCGCTTCGGCTTCGGCACTGATACGCACCGCTTCGGCTTGGTCTAGGGACGCTTGTTTTTGAGCTTCGGCGGCAACCGTAATGGCAATCGCATCTTTTTGGGCAAGCTCGGTCGCTGAGATAAGCTCCACCGCCTTGGCTCGCTCGGCTCGCTCGGTCTCACGCACGGTAATCACGCTTTCTTCTTCTTTGACCGCTGCTGCTCGTGCCTTGTCGGCTTGGGCTTTGGCTTCACTCTCGGCACGGGATTTTTCGGCAACGGCAATGGCACGGTCTTGCTCGGCAAGCTCAATCGCCTTTTTACGTTCTACTTCGGCTTGCTCAATGCGTTGCTCTTTTTGGATTTTTTCGTTTTCAATGTCTCGCTCGGCTAGGATTTTTTTCAAATCCACTTCACGCTTGGCGGCAATTTGAGCTTCTTCGGCTTCACGCTGTTTGCTCGCCTCTTGACTGACAGTCTCAGCCGTTTGCTCGGCACGGCGAACGGCAATCTCACGCTCTTGCTCGGCTTTACGAATCTCAATCTCACGCTCTTGTTCTAGCTTGGCGTATTCTTCTTCACGCAAGATTTGTAGGCGAGTACGTTCAGCTTCTAAGTTTTTGGTTTTAATCGCCAAATCGGTGTCTTGCTCAATGTCGTTTCGCTTTTTACGGCGAATCTCAATGGTCTCGGTCAGGCGTGTCAAACCCTCCGCATCAAAGGCGTTTTGGGGGTTAAAATACTCAAATCCCGTCTGGTCAAGCCCTGTCAAGGACACTGTTTCAAGCTCCAAGCCGTTTTTAAATAAATCTTCTGACACGACCTGCTGAACTTTTTGCACAAAATCCACCCGCTTTTCGTGTAGCTCTTCCATTGCCATTTCAGCGGCAACGGCACGCAGACTATCCACAAATTTACCCTCTACCAAGTCCTTTAAATCCTGTGGCGACATGGTTTTCATACCCAGCGTCTGGGCAGCTGTGGCAATGGATTCGGCGGTTGGTTTGACACGTACATAAAACTCGGCGGTTACGTCCACACGCATGCGGTCTTTGGTGATGAGAGCCTGCTCGGACGCACGGCGTACTTCAAGGCGTAGCGTGTTCATATTGACAGGAATCACCTCGTGCAAGACAGGCAGGACAATCGCACCGCCGTTTACAATCACTTTTTCGCCGCCAAAACCCGTTCGCACAAAGGACACTTCCTTGCTGGCACGGCGATATAGGCGAGTCAAAATCAAGCCAAGCACAAATAGAGCGGTTAAAATAACCCCTGCGGTGATAAGAATTGAGATTAGGTTCAT